TAAGCATTCTTCATTAACACACTTAGCCATTATTTATCTTCCTTTCTATCCATTTTAAAACCATCATTCAAACCACGAACCATTGTTTTAAGAGTCTTCACACTGGTGGTGATTTGACCGAGCTTGCTTAAAGCATACTCGGTCTTACCAGCTGAAAGTGCGGTTTGAGCAGATTCTGTATGATTAGCAACATCATTTACTAACCAAAGTAAGATTTCTTTATCAGTATTGCCTGCTCGCAATGCTCTCAACATTTCTTCGTTATACATTCATATCTCCATTTGTTATTGAACCTGCGGTCGCTGGGTCAAGCCCTTGGGTATTAGGAACTGCCTCATCACCGATATTCTTCAAGATTTTAGTTTCATTACTGTTATCCACCGTTGCTGGGTCTTGTTTATATTCTGGAATTTGTTGTTCCATACTTCCACCAGTTGTATCATATGGATTATTTTGAGCTTCCGCTTGGGTCATATCACCATTTAGATATTTTAGATAATCCTCAGTTGTTGGTGCTGTTTGTCCACTCTCAGCCATTTGCTGATTTTCAGCTTGGAACTGAGCTACATCTTCTGGTGTCATATAAGCATTCAACATATTGCTAATTCGCTCGTTTGGATATTGGCTAACCACATCTTGTTCAAGCTGTAATTCCTTAGCGTGGTTCTGGGCTTGTAATTGGGCTGTATCCAAAGCTTGCTGATTGACTGGCATTGTTATCATACTCTTAATCTCAGCTCGTGTAAACAAATTACCAAAGGCGATTGAAAGCATTTTTGGCACAAATACTTCTTGATTGATGTATTGATTATTAACACCGATGTTGAGCAACTGGCTTGCCATTAGTGCTTTCTGCTGGCGTTCTTGTTCAATCTCGGATTTCAAGCGAACATTTAGCACAGCGTCTAATGCTAATTTCTCAACTGGCACAGTTTCTAACTCACCGTCAATCTGAACCTTAATCGTTTTATCGCTATTGTATTTTACCAATAACAGATTTACTACTCGGATAATCTCAGAGAAGCCAATCTCCAAGTTATGAATCAAAGCATTATGTCCAGAAGCTACTGCTCCTTGGTTGGCTGAAACTTCCTTAGCACTGGCTCGGTCGCCAATCATCATTGCCATATCAATCTGGGAGTAAGCGTTCATTGCCTCTTTAATGCGTTGCTCTCGCTCTTGAATACGGCTATCAAGGAATGAGGGGTCATATTGTTTGTTCAAGAAACCAACCGTGCCGTCCATTCCACTCACACCTACACCAGAAATGTTCGCACTGGTTGTAAGGAGTGCTAAGTCGTATTCCGAACCGTATGGGGTCATTGTTCCAGCAATGCTCTCATTGTGCTTTTTCAAGCTCATAATCGAACAGAGTTCGTCGAAGTCATCCATATACATATCCAAAGGTGTAATTGGATATGGGTAATTTGGCACAATCTTATATGGAATTTCAATGATTGGTGATTTTATTCGTTTAAGCAATTTGCTTTCAATCACCTCATAAGCCGTTTCGGTTTCCACCTTAGTGGCAACTTCGAGGTCTTTTTCAATCTTATCAATAATGAATTTACGGTTTACAACTGTAAATCTATCACCAGTAGTCAAGTCCCAGATGTAGCTAATTTCAACATCTTCACCTTGATATTTCTGTTTCGTTTTACCGTCTGGGGTGAAAGCATTTGAAGTATATTTCTCGTCCAGATAACAACTGTTAATAATCTGGTTCATACTGCGAACTTCTTGTTCGTTAAACTGACTACTCTTAATATTCGGATTATTCATTAAGTCCTGAATATTTTTTGCTTGTAATTGAGCGTCATTGATGGTCTTCATAAAGCCACGCTTAAACTCAACCTCTTTTTCAAGGTCTTGCCACGAAATCATTTTATGAAAGCCAATGTAGCGTGGTGAGGTTCGGCGATAACGGATTGGGTCAAGAATGATATTACTTAGTGAAATCAACTCAACCTCAATATCCTTAGTTTCTTTATTGAATGTTGGGTAGTAGTAAGTCGCACCATACAACATCAACTCTCGAACTGATGTATCTCGGAGCTTGTCCAAGCCATACATATAATAAATCTGTTCATCAGCTAATGCTAACATCTGTTCCAGATTTGTATCCAACACTTGGGTTTTATCCAAGATTTGCATTTCAAATTGTCCAATCCCACCAGAAAGCTGGTTGACATTAGTTTCAACCGTTTTAAAGACAATATCATTTTTGCCGTCTGGGATTAACTCACCAGCACACTTGATACTGTCAATCGTTTCTTGTGAAACACCCCTTTGGAGTGCTTGCTTGACATCGAACTTTTGAGCCAAATCTCGATAAGTATTTCGACTAGGAATATGATTATAAGCTGATTGATTTCGACCAGCTTGTTTAATTCGTGGAAGTAAAGCACGCTTGCTTTCTTCAATCCACTGTAATACATAACCATATTCCGCATTTGGGTCTATATAAGTCATTATTTACTTAATCCTTTTTATTTTAATATTATACGCGTAGAACATTAAAACTGTCCTACTTATATTATACTATTTTTAAGGATTAAAATCTATTTTTCAATATTCTTAAACAGATTATCTGGCAGTGTCAAAGCCCAGTTGACCAACCCCATTACGAGGTCATCGTGGTAAGGTGTGCCGTCTGGTTTATTACCACAAGCTTGGGCTTTACGGCTCGCCCCTTTTCCAACATAGTTAAAGTGGAGCAACTCTTGGAGCGTTTCTTCATCTTTCGGCATATACTTACCCAAATTCATTAAGCTCTTCAAGCGTTCAATCCCCTTGGCTTTACTTGAGACAGTCATCTTCGTGCCGACTGCCTTATATGGATTGTTGCGATTATATCTTTTAGCGTCGAAGTAGAAATTACTATAACCACGATTACGGAGTAGCGTTATCAATAGCTCTCCACGGTTGTTCTCAACATTTATCCGTGCCGTATTGTAATACTTTCCCAAAGCGTATGCCAGCTCAGCTATATCTTCTGGCTCGTTCTTCGACACATATACAGCTTGGTCTTCGAGGGTAATTTTATCTAACACTCGCACCGAAGTATTATCGGCTTCTTCCCCACCAAACGCTGGGTCAATCACCATTTCATACTTGCGACCAAGGATTGGTTTATTGTAAATCGCAATGTCCCATTCATTACCATTCACAATCTTCCCCTCTGGGGTGTAAGTCGCATAACCGATTGGTTCAATCTTTTCTTTTTTCATTTCTTCGAGCAGCAACGATGTCGAAAAGACTGGGCTATCGCTGGAAACAAACGGCTCTTGCCAGTTGCTTGGAAACTCTTGTCGCATTGCCGACAGGTCATTCCCTTTTTTCGTAATCAAATGGTTGCGATACCACGCTAATTTCGGTAGTCGAAGATGTTCAGGTATCTCCCACTTATCCATTTCTTTGAGTATCTCTTGCTCATATTTGGTTAAGGTTTTAGCGAAGTCTGGGGATGGTTTAGCAATATATTCTTCCATTAAGAACCAAGGGAGGAAGAGAAACTCCATTTCTGGATTATTTTGTGCCTCCACCACACGGTCATAAAACTCATTGATACCATTGGCAGTAGAAACATAAACCAACATTGACAAACCATTATTCGGCACGGAGGAGACCGCACCTTTCTCAATAATCCCCACATTGCGGTAAAACGCCACCTCATCGAGGATTATCGCCTGAGCGGTTCCACCACGACCACTCTCACCACTCATCGCTGTGTGGTAGCGAACCGTGTTATTGCGTTTCTGCCCCTTAAAGCCAATACATCTAATCTTGCGTTCACTCTTATTAAACTGAAAATCCCCAAAGAAAGTTGGGTGGAGCATTTCAATCATTGGCAACATCTTATCACTGGTGATTTCTTCCACAATACTGCCAAGGTGGAGGAAGTGTTTCATATTCAAAGAGGCGTATTCTTTATTATTAAACTTAATCAAGATATACAACTCCAAGGCTAAAAGCACGGTCGTATATCCCATCTGCCGTGCTTTCAAAATCACCAAGGTAATTGGTCTAGGTTTTGGAGCAAAGATGTATTTCAATAACAGATTAGCAAAAATGGTCTGAGCCTTATTGAGCCTGAGCGGCACAATCTTACCATTCTTATCGTAAATACTCAAACACCTTTCACAGAAGTAGCCAAAGTCATTTAACGCTCTCAGCGTTTCTTCCTTGGTGAGCGGTGGTCGCCGAATTGTATTCTTAACCAGCTTTGCCATAATGCTTAATCTTTCTGTTCGTTATTGTTTAACTGTTTAGCACGGCGTTCCCTTAATTCTTTAAGTGTCATTTTATGATTTGGGTCTGCTTTCTTTGGAGTGGTTGTAATCTTTTGTCGTGCTTTTTTAGCTTGCTCTTTCTTTTCTTTTTCAATATCAGCTTGAACAAGTGTGTCGACATAGCTATTAACCTCTTTAAAGAACGCAAAATTAACCAATCGCAATGAGCGAGTGAACATCTGTTCAACCATTTGAGCTTGTTGCTCTCTGGTGAGATTTTTGCTAAGTGGTGACCCCAGTGCTTGCTCAATCGACACCAGATAAGGTTCGATTACTTTATTTGTCAGTTCTTTTAGTTTATCAAGTGTAAATTCTTGTTTCATACAATTAGAATTCCTTTCAATTAGATTATTCAATTGGCTCCGCTTGCTCAAATAGATATGCCATTTCTTTTGGCTTTGTAGTTAGGATTGTTTCAATATCTTGGGTCATAATAATATGTTTGCCAATTTCTGGAAAGATAAACACCTTATCTGAACCAGCGTTAGGTCGTTGTAGATAATCTAGCACACCACACTGTTTAGCAAGCTCTTGGAGCTTTTGATTTTGTCTTAATTCATAAATCCGTTTATGTTCCCAATACAAACGATAAAAGCTAGGTGGTGTGATATCTGGAAAATTACGTTTTTGATATTCTTCCAATAACAGTTGGACTTTCCGTTCTAGATAATATTTAGCATTGCCACAATTACAAGTGATTGCGATTATATTCATATCATTCATTTGGTTGTTGTTCCTCTTCCTTTCAGTTAGCCCACCTTCGGTGGTTTCATATTGTAGTTATTAGCTGTTAAAGATTTCATCCCACATATCTTTATCATCATCATTCTGTTGGTTGAGTGCTAGCTCAGCTTTCGCCAGTGCTTCTTTTACAGATTGGAAAGTCTTAATTTGCGTATTAACCAAAGCCACATAATGACTGATTTTCATATTGGGGTCTTGGAGTAAGTTATCAATTAACTTCTCAGTATGCTGAAGTGATTTAGCAACCGAAATAACAGATTGGTCAGCGAGTGAGATTGCGTTGGAACGCATTCTAGCTTGGAGCATTAGTAGCACGCTATCAATTCGCTCACGATACTTGGCATTCGCCTCGACCTCTCTGAGCTGTTCGACCGTGGGGACAAAGCCAAAGGCTTGTTTAAAACATTGCTCTGGTTGTAAATCACCAGAAAGCACCAGCTCCGCATAGGTCTGGATTTGGTCGTCAGTCGGCATATTTGTTTTCGCAAGTTGGTTCTTCATATATATATTATAACATTTTTGCGAGAGTTTTTACATAAAACAAAGACAAAAGAAAAAAGGCTAAAACGTCCAAGTAAAAGCCTTTTAGATAAAATGATTATCAAACAATTTTTACTATTTAATTATAGCACTGCTCCCCAGCTAGTTCAACCTTTTTCTCAATTTTTATTTTATACAGCCCATAAATTCTACTGAGAGGCAATACCCCCCATTCACTCCAAAAAAGTCGTTCAGCGTAGCTGAAAGAATATGATATATGGTCTGGGGTCTCTGCCCCGTCGCATTTTTCAAAATGCCTTTAAAGCATTCTACTTTATGCTTAAAGTTATCCACAGCTTTTCCACAATCCCCCTTTTTTTTCTTATTATTTTATTAAAAAAGTATATAAAAAGTATTGATTTTTAAAATAAGGTATGCTATAATGGTATTACAATCAAATGATAAAGATTGTAAAACACATTAAAAACACGGTTTTAAAAACTTTTCAAGGTTTAAAATGTAGGGCGTGCTAAATTTTTGTTTTTGTAGTAGCTAACGCCTTGATAAAATACTACTAAAAACCGAAAAAAGTTTAAAAAAGTTTATAAAAACTATTGACTTTTAAAAAAAGCTGTGTTATAATGGTATTATAATCAAAAGCAATGATTATAAAAAAATATTAAAGTAAAGGTAAAGGTAAAGGTAAAAAAAAATGCTAAATGATAACGAAAAAAAAGCATTGCAAGCACGGCTTGATGAAATTAAACAATGGGGTTCAAGAAACATCGGCTATTATTGGGAAGTATTTAAAAAACTAGACCACGCCGTTATGTTTGAACGGCTTCAAGATGCTATAGATGGTGGATTATTGGGCGGAAAATTAAAAACAGATAACCTTATGGATTTTGCATTAGACTGGTATCTCTTCGGATTATTTCCTGATAATGAAGATGATTTAAAAGATTTTGCGAACTTTAACGATTGCTTTATGAATTACAGCACTTATACGGTGGTGCTTGAAGAATTAGAAAAAAATAATTAAACAGAATGGGGCGGATTTAAACCCCCTTACCATATAAATATTTTTGATAAATAAGGATTAAATAAATTATGTATAACGCTAAAATTAAAGCAATTAAAAAAACAAATGATAACGATAAGCTAAAGCAACAGATTAAAGAATTAAAAAAACAAGTGCTAAAAAACAACATACAAGCATTAGCAGATTGGATTAAGGGGTTGATTTAAAAACCCCTTACGATAAAAAAATAATTTTAACAGATAAAGGATAAATAGATATGAA